CGCTGTAAACCTTAGAGCCGATTCTGGTAAAGGTGCAGAGGAAATCAAATCAGATGACGTATCAACACCGATTCTGAAAATCTTACATCAACTATCACCAGAGTGTAACTCTAGAAGTGCAAAACACGTAGAAGGAGCTGAACCTGGTATGATATATTCCAATAGTTTTGGACAACCTATGGACGGCGACAAAGGTATCGATGTCATTGTAGCACATACACAGACTAGATGGCCAGAGTGGCAAGAGATGGGAGATAGTCCATCAGCACCTGTTGGAACACATTTAACTCCACCTGCTAGTGCAAAAGAAGAAATGCGTGGTATTAAATATAGATTACAAAATGGTAACTATATTGAAAAAACTATGTATTTCTTTGTAATTGTAATGGTAGATGGTGCGCCAAGAAAAGCGGTGATCACAATGAGATCGTCTAATCTTACACCGGCGAGAAAACTAAATGATCTTATTTCTAATCTTAGAATAACAGATGATAAAGGTTCTTTTCAACCGGCAGCATACTCTGCGATGTTTAAATTACAGACTGCAGAAAAAAGTGCTGGAGATAAAACTTGGCATGTTTACAAACCATCTTTAGTTAGAATGCTAAACGTCTCTGACGAGAAAGATGCAGCTATCTACATGATGGGTCAAGAGTTTCATAAACAAGTATCATCAGGTGCTACAAAACCTGAATATGATAAAGGTAATGAAACTAAACAAGAAGAAATTATCTAATTGTTTGACGAGACAATAGTAGCTACAGAGGACGGCAAAGGGAGACTGAAGCCGTCCTCAAATAACAGGATGACATATGAAAGAGTACATAGAATATTTTACAGGATTACAAAGAAGTTATGGTGTCTGTAAAGTTGATGATGGACACATCGACGAAGTAACAGGCAAAAAGAAATGGAAACATGAATGGGCTAAAACTCCCGTTACCGATCAAGACTATTTAGATCACATAAAAGGAATTAGATCAATAGGCATACAACCTTGTACAGACGATGGTATGGCAAGGTTTGCTGCAATAGATGTAGACAAGTACCCTATTGATAGAAAGTTTTATCTTGATGTCATCCAGGATAAAGACCTGCCAATTATACCTGTCCTATCTAAAAGTGGTGGATTACATTTATATGTATTCACCACTAGGTGGGTTAAAGCAAAAGAGATAAGAAATTTTTTAGAAGATTTATTATTTGTTTTTAAATTACCGGCATCAACAGAAATATTTCCAAAGCAAACACAACTAATATCAAGTGATGGTACCGTATCAAATGGTAACTTTATAAATCTACCCTACAACGGTAACGATAGAAAAGCATTAGATGTTGATGGAACAACAATGCCTTTTGAAAGATTTGTAAAAACAATAGTGTTAAATACTGTAGATCCAAAAAATTTTAAAAAAATAAAAGAAGATTTAATTTACGCAGAATTAAAAGGTGGTGGTGAAGAATTTGAAGATGGTCCACCTTGTTTACAAAAATTAACTAAAGAACAAATGACATTTACAGATGGTAGAGATAGATTCTTATATAATTACATGGTGTTTGCTAAAAAGAAATATCCAGATACTTGGCAAAAAATGATTGTACAAGCAGGTAGAAAATATTTTACATTCGATGAACATTGGACAGACGATCATATAAAATCAAAAATAAAAAGTTGGGAGAAACAGAAAAAAGGTTTTACTTGTAGTGATCCATTACTAGAACCAAATTGTATGAAAGCTTTATGCACTAAAAGAAAGTACGGTGTTTTATCTGGTGAAAAAGAAAATTATCCAACGTTAAGTAATTTACAAAAAATAAATTTACAACCAAATCCAGAGTGGAGAGTCACAGTAGAACATCCTGATGAAAGAGAAAATATGCAGCTACATTTAAAAAATACATATAAACTAACTCAGGTTCATGAATTTAAAACAGTATTGTTTGAACAAGCTTTGATTGTTGCACCGCCAATAAAACAAGAACAGTTTGATTTAATTTTAAAATCAATAAGTGGTAAAGATAAAATAGAAATAATAGAACCTGCAGCTGGCACAAGTCCTTTAGAAGTATTAAAGAAACTATTAGAAAAACATATATACGGGGCTCAGGCAACAAGCTTTATGTCTTTTGCAAGTGGTCGACCTTTGGTTGATGATAAGTTTGCATGGTTTGTATTTGATAAATTTTATGACAAATTAAAAAATGAAGAGTGGAAATACGAACCACAGAAAACATCTTACATGATTGAAAGACAATTATATAATCATGAAGATGAAGATGAAGAAAAAAGAGTATTGTTTGGTCGTCAAAAAAGATATCCAGGCAAAGACGATAATGACAAACCATTTAAACCAATAAGAGTAGCTAGAATTCCTTTATTTCTTTTTGAAAAACCAGAGGAAGTAGAAGAAACAATTGACATAGAAAGCGACGAAGATGTTGTATAAATATTATGGTCCACCTGGAACAGGCAAGACATACAGATTAATTAGTAGAGCAAAAGCATACGTTAGAAAATATAAGATGCCATTAGATAGAATAGGATATTTTGCATTTACTAAAAAAGCTGCAGATGAAGCAAAAACTAGAATGCCTTTCGAAGATAAAAAATTAACTTATTTTAGAACACTTCACTCACTTGCATTTGAATGTCTAGAGATGGACAAAGAAGATATAATGCAACCGTATCATTATGAAGAGTTGGGTAAAAGTTTAAATCTACAGGTAAAATTTTATGACAGATATAACAAAGACGAATCATTTTATTTAGGTTTTGAAAACCCATACTTTCAAATTATACAAAGAGCATTTAATAAATGCATAGATCTTAAAGAAGAATTTAATTTAGAAGAACATGATCCAAAACATATAAACTGGACAACACTAAATCACATAAATAAAAATTTAATTAATTACAAAGACAAGAAAGAAAAATTTGAATTCAATGATATGATACACATGTTAATAAACAAACCAGAAAAGATACCAGAGTTTGATGTCATATTTATAGATGAAGCTCAAGACCTATCACCATTGCAATGGGAGTTATTTGATATTTTAAAAACTAAAACAAAAGATATGTATCTTGCAGGTGATGATGACCAGGCAATTTTTGCATGGGCAGGAGCAGATGTAAGTAGATTTATAAAAGAACCTGCAAAAGAAAAAGTTTTAATTTATTCAAAAAGAATATCTAGAACTGTACAAGAACAATCTATGATTGCTATTGGAAATATATCTGGAGTTAAGAAAAATAAAAAATATTATCCAAGAGACTATGAAGGTCTTTGTGAAGAAATATATAATTTAGATGAAATAGATTTGACAAAAGGTAAGTGGTTGATTCTTGCACGAACTGTATCAAAACTATTGAAGATAGAAGATACTCTCAGGGAAAAGGGTTTATATTTTGAAAGCAACAGAGGAAAAAGTATTACAGTTTCTTTATATAAAGCGGTAAAAAATTATGAACGTTGGCGTAAAGGAGAGGAATTAACGGAAGAAGATAAAAATGATATTAAAGGTTACATAGGAAATGTAAAATGGAATAAAAAAGAAAACTGGTTTAATGCATTTGCTTTAGCAGATAAAGATGAACAAGAACAAAAAGAATATTTAGTACGTTTATTTGAAAACAAAGAAGACTTAGAATCAAAAGCAAGAATATGGGTTTCTACTATTCACGCTATAAAAGGTGGTGAACAAGATAATTTAATTCTCTGTACAGATCTTGGTGACAAGATAATCAAAGCAATGAATCGAAGCAATGATAAAGCAGATGAAGAACATAGAGTTTGGTATGTTGCATACACACGTGCAAGAAACAATCTTTATATATTTAAACTAGCAAACAAAACAAGAAAGGCCTATCCAATAACATGACAGATAAAAGTATATTCAAAGATGCATTTCCACAAGATAAACAAGTTGGAGGATCTCACTATAAATCTTTTCTCATTCAACCGTATGAATTTATTTCTAAAAATGACCTTTCCTTTTTTCAAGGAAATGTTATAAAATATGTATGTCGTTATTTAAATAAAAATGGCATAGAAGATTTAAATAAGATAATTCATTACTGTGAATTAGAAAAAAAGAAGCTGAAAGATATGGAAAAGAAAAAGTGATTGTTCCACAAACAGAATGGATTATTCCAAAAGAATATCCTGATCTAAGATCAGCTGATGAAATTGCAATTGACTTAGAAACAAGAGATCCAGATTTAAAATCAAAAGGTTCTGGAGCCATATCAGGTAATGGTGAGATTGTAGGTTTTGCTGTAGCAGTAGATGGTTATAAAAATTATTTTCCTATTGCACATGAGCAAGGACCTAACATGGATAGAAAAAAAACTATCGAATGGTTTAGAGATATTTGCGAATCACCAGCTACAAAAATATTTCACAACGCTATGTACGACGTATGTTGGATACGTAATTTAGGTATAAAAATCAATGGTTTAATTATAGATACCATGATTGCATCATCACTGATTGATGAAAATAGATTTTCATACACATTAAATACTTTGTCTTGGCATCACCTTGGTGAAGGAAAGAGCGAAGCAAGATTAAATCAAGCAGCAAAAGAAAGAGGACTAGATCCAAAAGCAGATATGTGGAGAATGCCTGCAATGGAAGTTGGAGCTTATGCTGAGAAAGATGCAGAACTAACTTTAAAACTTTGGCACAAATTAAAAAAAATAATTATAGAAGATAACTTACAAGACATATTTAATCTTGAGACTGATCTGTTTCCTTGTTTAGTTGATATGCGCCACCTAGGTGTTCGGGTAGATATCGAGAAAGCCAATCAATTGAAAACAGCACTGGCAGTAAAAGAAGAAAACCTATTACAACAAGTGAAAATAGAAACAGGAGTAGATACTCAAATATGGGCTGCAGCAAGTATTGCCAAAGTTTTTGATAAACTAAAGCTACCTTATACCCGAACTGAAAAGACAAACTCTCCTTCATTTACTAAAAATTTTATTTCTAATCATGCTAATCCTGTAGTCAACATGATAGCAGAAGCAAGAAAAATAAACAAGGTTAGAACTACATTTATAGATACTATTTTAAAACATGAACACAAAGGTAGAATACATGCAGATATAAATCAAATACGATCTGATGATGGTGGTACAGTTACAGGTAGATTTAGTTATTCAAATCCAAACCTACAGCAGATACCTGCTAGGGATCCGGAAACAGGGCCTTTACTTAGAAGTTTGTTTATACCAGAAGAAGGTATGAGGTGGGGTACATTTGATTACTCGCAACAGGAACCAAGACTTGTTGCACATTATGCTTTAAAATTTTCTTTACCGTCTGTGAATCAAATTGCTGATTCCTATGAATCAGATCCATCAACAGACTTTCACAAGATTGTTGCAGACATGGCAAAGATTCCAAGATCGCAAGCAAAGACAATTAATCTTGGTTTGTTTTATGGTATGGGTAAAGCAAAACTACAAGGAGAACTTGGAGTATCAAAAGAAAAATCAGAAGAATTATTTACAAAGTATCACAGTGAAGCACCTTTTGTTAAACAGTTAATGAACAAAGTTATGAAAGCTGCAGAAGCAAAAGGACAAATAAAAACTTTGTTAGGTAGAAGATGTAGGTTTCCTAAATACGAACCAGTATTACGTGGAGCAGATTGGGGAACATACGTACCACCTGAAGATCATGAACGTATGTTAGAGCTTCAAGAAATGGGTCCACATTTAAAAGACTTTGAAGGTAATATCGTTACAGATAAAAATGGTAAACCTAAAAGAAATTACTGGCATCAAAACGCCACACGTAGAGCATTTACATACAAGGCTTTAAATAAATTAATTCAAGGCAGCGCAGCTGACATGACGAAAAAAGCAATGGTAGAATTATATAAAGAAGGTTTGATATCTCACATACAAATACATGATGAATTAGACTTTTCAATTATTGATGAATCACAAGCTGCAAAAATAAAAGATGTGATGGAAAATGCAGTTGACTTAGAAGTGCCTAATAAAGTAGATTATGAATCTGGCCCTAATTGGGGTGAAATAAAATAATGTACTATGTCTTATTTAAATGCTAATATACCTCCGATTTATTGTAAAATAAGAAGGGAGTATCTCTATGATCTTAAAGAAAATAAAGGACAGTCTAGTGACTGTGTTATCTTTGGCCTTAGTTCCATTTCAGGTCGTGCGATCTTATTTCATTGCATGTTACCAAATGGTGCGGTCTTCTATAGGTTACCTATCTCAGCATTCTTTCAAAAAGAATTTGAACGGGATCAAGTGCCAGATATGCGAGTGGATCAGCTCCAATTGTGGAACTGCTTTAGTTATTGGCCTAGTATTCATACTTTTGATTGGTTGGCTGGTATAAACGGCAAATTTATTGGTAAAGATAAAAAATTTTATCACGGCGAATATCTTTTTACAGTTGACTGGGCACATCCAGAGACTAATATACTGAACACGGAACATTCTGAGATTCCGCAAGAGCACAAGTGTGCGCACATATTGGCATTGAAAAATGGCAACTATGCAGCTCAGCCAAATAACAGAATCATTTGGCATGTTAATAGCTACACAACAGAGAATGATTGGCCTGACTATAAAGTACAGACAACATACTGGGATGTAGAAGGAGACGACTGGGTTACAGAAGATTCTGATAAAATGTTTTATGATATTGAGGATAAAAAATAATGGCTAAAAAAATTTGTAATACTTGTGAACATAGATGTCATTGTGTAGGTCAAGGGTACTTTGCAACAAGTACTCAATGTGCTACATGTGATTGTAATGTGTGTAACTGCGGACCGATTGTATTAACAAAAGAAGTAAATAAAAAATGGTGGCAATTTTGGAAGTAATTATGGAGTGCCAAAGGATGAATTATTACTTTACAGGTTTATTGATTGTAATGTTGGTTGTTCTGGCTTTCTGCGGAGGTCCAGGTGTCCCATAAACCATTAAGAATATCTGAAGAAGCTAATGTACAGATGCCGATGAAGACGGTTGCCAGTTTGATCGTTATGGTCGCTGTCGGAACATGGGCTTATTTTGGTATCATTGAAAAACAAAACAAGATGGCTACACAATTAGAACTTATGTCTAAAGATGTAGAGAATAATTCTGAGTTTAGAATT